TTCCCTGACCGGATCGGGAGGACGTCATTCGCTCCGAAGCTCTGCTGATTCCTCGGCGTGATATTGGTCGGCGTCACCGTCTCCGAGCCGGATATTGTCCACTCGTTGCCCTCGGTCAAAAGAATCATATCGTTTCCCGCGAGCATGTGGCTGATTCGGAACGGCTGCAAAGATAGGAGGTCAGCAGATACGGCACTGTCGTCTGTCACCGTTCCGGCCTCTTTGTCCACGCCGAAGTTCTCATAGTCGCCCGATTTGCTCATCCATACCCTTTGCGGGTATGCGTCCGAACCGGCAAAGCAAAGCCTGTCCTGAAAGAACGTCGCACAAGTGGGATAGCCTCGGTCGCTGTTCCATGCGCTGAACTTGAAATCGGTCGTTGCCGTCGTCGCGCCGAGCCGTTCCTTCACTTCCGCCGTGGCGTGCGTCGAATCCTTCACGGACTTTATTTCCACAAAGCCGGTGTGCGTGTAGGCGTGGGCGGAGAAGTCACAAGTACACGTCCCGCTGTTCGTCGATACCTTCACGCGCATCAATGTATATTCATCGACCGTCCCCGTCTCGGTCGGGTTGTAGTCGCTGTTGCCCGTGTACCGTCTCTCTTCGAGCCACGTCGAACCGCCGTCAATGGAGCTTTCAATCGTGACCGTCCCCGCCCATGTGCCATGCGTGATGACTTTCCATGTGTCGCCCACGCCGATTGCCGAAGACGTGCCGCTCGTAATCGAGACGGAAGCCGTACTGATCCGCTGCGAAATTTCCATCCACGTTCCAACGTCCGCATCGGTGAATAAATCATCGGAGGCCGTCAGCGTGATATTGCTTCCCGTGGTCGCCGACGGCGTGACCTTCAAATCCTCGTCCGGGTTGAGGTCGCCCATCGGCGGCTGAATCCAATCCATATCTGAAATCTGCCAGCTCGATTCGCTGAAGCGGAGGATTTTCTTCACGGGATATTTCCCGCTCGCGATATAGAGAACGTCCACCGATTGCACGAACCGAAGCGCCGAAAGGTCGGACTCCTCAAACGGCGTTACCAATTCCACATTCAGATATGTTCCCTCGCGCCACACCCTGACGTATTTATCCCCGAACTCCAAGAGATAATTCAGATTCACGCTGAACTTGAACGGGTACAAAAGGACTTTCTTTCCCGGTATTTTTGCCGCTCCGCAAAATAAAAGGCCGGGGCGCTTAGTCACCGCCCCATACGGGCGGATGATTGCGTTCTCGGCCTGCAATAATGCGAGCTGGTATTTGTCGACGTCGACGCGGCTGGCGACGTCCGGGCTTATCTCCCCGCCGGTGAAGGCGGGCTGGATCGCATAAAAGACACCCATATCAACCGAACCTCGCTTCCGCATACTTCGTCGGGAATTGCGGCGTCTGCTCCCGCTCCCGAGCTGCTTCCACTTGTGCCTGCTGAAGCGCCGCCTGCATGAGCTGATAGTTCAGATTCATCAAGCCCTCGTTGCCCGTGATAACCATTGCCATGCTCGCGGCAAGATACCGGGCCAGCGCCTCAACAAATTCCTCGGTCATCTTCGCGACTTCGGTAACGTCTTCGGTGTATTCGCACCACGCCTCCTCGACGTTCGTGCAAAGCACCTTCACGCTGTCAACAACGGCAACATCGAACTCGTCCTTGTTGACCTCTTTCCTTTCCGCCTCGTCCTCCGCGAAAACGAACCGCACGGAAAGGCAATTCGACGGGTAGCCGTAGACGAAATCCCATCCGGGAGCCGTGGCCGACACCACCGCCAGCTTTTCCATCCTCCGCGCAAATCCCCACCGATAGGAGCGCAGGAGCATTCGGCGGCAATGGTCGTAGTGCATCGCGCACTGTCTCGCCTCCTCCGTCTCCTGTGTAAGCGACGTGATGCGTCCTTTCGCGATGTACGCGAGAGCCAAGTTACAAATATCTGTACTCGTCATATTGTTGCCTCCTTCCCTTTTTCATGCGCCCGGAGGAAAGGCTTCGGACGTATGAAAAGGGGCGGGAAGCCCCGCCCCGTGCCATCACGGAAGAGTGATGGAAGTCGTGAAAGTCTTGACCGGCTTGATGTAGCTGACGTTATCATCCCAAACAAGGCCAGCCGTCAGCTTGCCGGAGCTGATGCTGTTTTTCGCCGTCAAGCGAAGGAAGCCCTTGTTGCCGCGCGGCAGCTTCGTCGAAAGCGGAACGCCGGAATAAGCGCCGAGCTGGAAGGACGTGGTGAACGTCTTTTCCGCCGCCGTCTCCAACACAAAAGAAATCGTGCCGGAGGTCTCCGTGGTGTTCACGTCCGCGACGAGGTGCATATTGTCGCTTGCCTCACCGGGGCCGACGTCGAGAATGTCGCTGGTCATCGAGCCATTTTCCAGCGCCTTCTTGTCGAAAAACATATTTTCGCCATCAAAAATCATGATCTGTTTCCTCCTCTCATCCGTTAGGACTTCGCCGGGCAGGCCGTCTCGGTCTCGCTGATCGCGTCGCATTTCTCCACGCGGATTCCTTTGAAGAAGAGCTGCGGCATAGCGTTCATGAGAGTCTGCTGCGTCACGAAGACATTGTTCTTGTCGTTCATGTACGTCTCAAGGAAATCGTACATTTCGCCCGAAACATAGAGCACAACGTTCTTGTCGCCGTTCTGCAAGTTCTGGATGCGGTTCTTCGTCTTGGTCAGTGCATCCATGAGCGCGAGTTTCTGCGCTGCGGTCATGGACGAGAGCGCCGCGACGTTGATATTGCGAAGCAGCGCGTTCGAGCGGACATTCTGAATCGCAAGGCCGCACTTCCACGTGAAGAGCGTGGCAAGGCCCTGATATTCCAGCCCGTTGGGATCGAGGACCGTCTGCTCGCCGAGGTCACGCATTTTGAGTCCGGCAAGCGTTCCCTCCGGGTAAATGCCGACGGTGTTCTTCTGCCCCCAACCGATGAAGAAGGCCGTGGTGTTGGTGTTGCTTCCCGGCGTTCCGGCGGAAATGACCTGATAGGAAGGATCGCCATTCTTGCTGACGTTGCTGCAATATTCATTGTAGCGGACGCTGATGCCGTTGAATGTGCCCGGCTCAACGGACGTGTCGCCGTAGAAGGTCTGCTCCGCGACGTAGTTGCTGAATCCCTGAACAAAGGCCGCGTCCTCGGAAGCACGGAATTTCTCCTTGTCCTTCTGAAGCGCAATCAGCTCGACGTCGACGACGCTGCGATCTTCGAGGATCATGCAAGTATCCTGTACCTGCTTCGTGCGGGACTTGCCGCGTGCGACGCCTCGATTGATTTTGCGGATGCTCGGCGTCGGAATCATCGTGCGGACCGTCGTCACGTTGCCCGTTTTGAGATTGCCTTCAATCCACTGAATATCCTTCAGGATAGGGTTCGACTGTTCCAGCGCCTCAACGATGAAAGCCGTCGAGCCGTCGGGGTTCAGGCGCTTTCTCATATCGGAAAGAGTCAACGCCTCGCTGCCAAAGATAGACATTTTTCATTCCTCCATTCTCAATATTTACTGAAATCGGTTTTATCATAATGCGATGACTGATTTGCAGCCATCGCGCCAAAGCCTCGGAAATTGTCTTCGCCGACGAGTTCCCCGATAGCCGCGAACACACGAATCAACTCCACGCGGTTTCCCGCGCCGGTCTCGTCGAGTGCCTTACGGATGCCAGGCGAAACTTTTTCCAATGCTTCCAAAGCGGTTCCGGCTTTCTGAACGGTAGAATCGAAGGCCGCGCCCAGCTCCGTTTTTGCGGTGCTGCCCCAGCCGTTGACCTGATCCGCCCATGCACGAGCAATCGCGTTCATTCCTTCCTGCGCGTACTTCATGCCATAAGCCGCCATCTTCTGCGCCTGCTCGCCGGTCAGCCCGGCCTCTTTAGCTACGGCGGTAAACGCGGACGCTGCGCCCTCGTCGTACGCCATGCCTTCAGGCACAAACCCGCTGAAATCCCAAGCCGCTTCCTCCTCTTTTACTCCGAGGATTGTTCCCGACTGCTCTCCTGCTGCCGTTTCATTACCGGCAGGAGCCGCGCCGCCAGCAGGGAGGTCTCCACTTCCGCCGCTTTCGCCAGCAGCAGCTTCCGCCCCGCCGCCATCAGCGCCGCCTCCTTCCTCTCCGAAAAGCTGAAGGTCAAAATCCACGTCCGCCATTTCAAATTTTGGCATTGTCCTGCTCCTTTCCTATTTTGTATCTGACCATGAAGCGACCATATTCTGCTTCCGCCGTCCGACGTTGTTCCTCGCATACGCCAGTCTCGTCGATGACGGAAAGCATCCGTAAATTGTCGTACAGCTCCACGCCCACGCGCCTTTCTCCCTCCATGAGCAGCATCCGATTCATGTTATCGTTTGCCGTCGTGCTGAATACGTGGCAACGTTCCAGCATCCGAGAGATAAACCATCGCCCGCGCTCGTCCGCCAGCATATAGCGAAGAGCCTCTTCGTCGCGTCGTACTTCCTCCGCCCGAAGGTTTGCGATGCGCTTTGCCTGCGTTTCTGCCGTCATTTACATCCTCCCTCCCAATCCGAGCCGATCCATGCCGAGCATTTGAGCGAGGGCAGGATTGCCGTCGTTCGCCGCCTCGGTCATGTTCTTTGCGGCCACCGTCAACGGTACGGCCATTTGAGCCGCCGCCGCTGCCTGCGCTGCTTGCTGCTGCTGCGCTGCCGCCTCGGCCTTTTGTTTTTGGATTTCCTCGTACTCGTCTTCCGTCCGACGGATGGCCGCCGGTGCGCCAAGCATATCGCAATACTTATCAACCGACGCGGGAAGATTGAGCTTGTCCATAGCGGACGGATCGAACTGTGCGATTTGTGCCGCAAAGCTGACCGCCTGCTCGATATTCACGAGGCCGGAAAGTTTCTGCGCCTGCGCGAGAGGGGAAATGTACTCGATTGTGATTTCCTCCTGCGAAAGCATCTGCGCAAGGTTCGGATCGTCCGGCTCCGGGAATACATGCGCTCTGTCGAGGATTGCATATACGCGCTCGATGATTTTCGATAAAAACTCAAACTGCATCCGCTGAACCACGGGGCCGAGTTGCTGCATCTTTTCCTGTGTCCGCTCCATGACTTCACGGGCGGTCATCGTCTGATCCATAGAGTCCAGCATGAGGAAAAGGTCTGCCGCATAGGCCCGCTTGATTCTGTCCGTCAGCTCCACGATCTTCGCCTGCAAATGGTCAAGCGCCACGCTGACTTGGAATAGAGGCGTGACCGGATTCCCGTTCGAGGTTATCGTGTTTCCGCCGGGTATCAAGTTAATGCCTTTCATCGCGGTCTGTGGGTCGCTCTGCACCGGGGGCTTGACGCCCAGCTCCACCGCCGTCAAGTAGTCCTGCTCCAAAAGCTGCAAGCCTTTCGCGTCGCCTTCCGCGAACCATCCGGGGCCTTTACCGTAAGCCGCCCCGCCCGTGACGAGGAAGCGCCCCGTCGGAACTGGGAACTCGTGGAAGCCTCCGATGTCGAGCCATTCGTTCTCTTGGCTGTCCTCCGTCCAATACAGGGAAAGGTAGGGAAGATGGAACTTGTCCAGCCGCCCCGTCTCCGCTGCGCGGTTCGGAACCACGAGCCAATAAACTTTGTGGCGCTCGTCGTGCGAGGAATTGTTCTCGAAAGCTACCTGAAGCGTGCGCGGCAGATTCGCCACGCCGAACTTATCCGCGAGCTGGCGAAGAGTCATCCAATATTCCCTCGCGAACGTGTTCACCATTCCATCCGAGTCAACGTCGAGGAAATAACTTCCGACGGTAAACGGAACGAAATGAACGCCTGTCTCCGAAGACGAGAACACACCGAGAGGAGCCTGCCCATAGGCCAGCTCCAAATAACAGGCGTGAATAGCATTGTAAAAATTGCTCTTGTTCAGGACGTCGTTCAGGATGTCCAGCCGGTCGTCGAGGAGTTTCCCAGCGCCCGCCATGTCCTGAAGCTCCCGATTCGCGAACGACAATCTGAACCACTGCCTCGATTGAGGAGTAAGGCCGCTCATGATTCCGGCTGCGAAGACTTGATTCGCCGCCCATGCCGCCCCGTGATAAATCTTGTCGTCGTGACGTCGTGCCTGCTCGTTTTCATCCGGCGTCTCGTCAAGCTCCCCCGTGTAGGGAAGCTCATAGTCGCGGATTGCCCGCCACCTTTGAAGGAATGGCAGACGCTTCTTTTTGAGAGAGCCGATGATTTGGTCACACTCTCTCCGCGTCAGCCCGATTTGCTTTGCCCCGTCTGCTGCCGTGATAAGCTGCGGGGGCGTTCTTGCCAATCCTGCCATCGTCTCACCTCATCCAAGCGTCTTGCGGATCATGTCAGCAATTCCGCCGCCGCCGTTCGCAATCTGCCCGAGGATAGTTCCCCGGTCTGTGGCAATCGCATTCGCACGGCTCCCACGTTTGCGCTTCTGCTCTTGGTTCGCCTGTGCTTCTGCGGACGCGGACTTCGTAACGTCAGATACCCCCACATTCGTCGTAGGGGGCGGAGTCTCTTTGTAAACGTATTCAGTCCGGCCACCACCGCCGCCACCACTGCACATAGAAATCGCTCCTCTCTCAAAAAGGTTTGTAGTTTGTATTGCATCGCGTGAAGCGTCTGCTTTGCATCGCCCCGCGCGGCATTACCGGCATTGCGAAAGTCAAGGCGAGGCTGTCCGCCGTGTCCGGGCTTTTGCCTATCTTTTCTTTGACCTTCTCCTTCGGTTCGAGCTGAATCTTTCCCGTCGGCGTGAAGTGATATTCGACAACGGAAAGCTCGCTCTTCAGCAGCGGCTCGTTTGGGATCGCGCCGCCAGCCTCCATCCAATCGCGGACTTTGAAATACATTTCCGCCCGCTTGTTGGCGTACCTATCATCCGACGAGGCCGCCGCGAAATTCACTTCCGTTACCTCGTCATACCCGAGCTGATGCAGACGGTCGATGACGCCCGCGCCCATCGCGCCAACGTCGCAAAACACCGCATCCGGATTGTACTGATTCATCGCCGCAATCACGCGCTCCGCCACCGCCATTGTGTCCAGCCCTCGGAAAACGTGTTGCTCTTTGCAGGCCAGCCCGCGCCGCGCCGTGATAACCGTCGAATCATCGCCGAAGCGAGCGACGTCCACGCCCAGCACCATCGGCTGACCTTTGACCTCCTCCTCCAAAATCTCCCGCGCAGAGGACGCGGAAACGAGGTCAATCGGAAGAACTATATCCGATGCAGAGGCCGAGAAATCGCAGTAAAGCTCCTGACGAATAGCCATATCCGTCATGCCCTTCATCATGTCTTGCAGCTCGTCCTCCGGGATGACGCCGGACTCGTCCACGCGGTACAAGCAGGAATACCATTCCGGTTCCCGCTGCGCCCGTTGATACATTTCGTAAAATTGATTTTGCCCTTTCGGCGTCCCGATCACGATTGCCCATCCGACACGATCAGCGAGCGCGGGGCGAAGCACTTCGTCCCATAGCTCCCGCTTGATTTGTGCATACTCGTCGAGGATTACCCCGTCGAAATATGTTCCGCGTAATGCGTCGGGATGGTCGGCACCGACAATATAAATCCGCGCCCCCTGCCAGCCCGGATGAAGCGACGGAAGCTCAATATATAACTCGCTCTCGTTCGTCTTAATGCCAGGGATGACCGAGGTATAATGGCGCAAGTACGCCCACGCAATCATCTTCGCTTGGTTTCTGTACGGGGCAACATAGGCGTATTTCGGCGCTTCCAGCTTGCACATCAGCGCCATTCGCAGCATGTGGTTAATCGTCCCGATGGTCTTTCCAAAACGGCGATGACAGACAAGCACGCTGAAGCGGTGCTCTTTCAGCGCCGGATGAAGAACGTTCTTCCATATCGGTCGCGGCTTATACGGGATTAAGATTTTAGGCATTCTCTTCGCCCTCCCACGCGAAGACAAGCGGCCCTCCGTCAGCGCCGGAAAGCTGCGTCTTGTTGATATATAGCCCATCCATTTTGTTCAACGTGTCGATTGCCTTAATCGCCACGATTGCCTTCCCGCTCTCCGCAATTTCCGTGAGCCTGATCCGGCGTTCCGTTGCGTCCATAATCTTTCCCTCTGTTGCCCTCCGGGTCAGCTCCTCGATTTTTTTCTGCACGTCAACAAAAGTTAACAATCTATTGCCCGCCGACGTAGCAGCTCTGTCGCTCTTCACCTTATAACCCGCTGTTTTGTAGGCTTCCGTGGCATTGCCACAGCGCACAAACTCGATGCAGAATTTTTCCTGACGTTCTGTCACAATACCACCGCCTTTCCATTCGCCAAATATAAAAGGCGCCGCTGGAAGATTGCGACGCCTTCACCAAAAGGAGGTGCGGAAGTTCTAAGTTTCAAACTCCCGCCATACATATTATACCACCGATTTTTGCGTTTCGTTCCCCGATTAAAGCAAATCGTTCGCTTTCGCGAATCCTTCCGCGAACATGAAAATCGCGTCCTGCGTGCGGTAGAACTTGCTTCTCTCGATATGAACGCGACGGCAAATCTCATCACGACGACGGCGGCGCTCTGAACGAGGAAGCCAATCACGGCAGGAAATCACGCTCCTATATATCTCCTGTGCCGCGTCATCCTGCAAGCACCACGCCCGCACCGCCGAGACAACCTTCAGCCAGCGCTCCGGCCATACCACTTTACAGCCGCCCTCGATTTCCACCGCCGGAAGCTCCTCTGCTCGACGGATTGCTTCGCCAGCCGTCGGGTCGGAAATGAACGAGTGACCGGAAGGAGCGCCGCCGGTATGACCACGCGGCGCAAACTTCGCCTCCTCCACTGCATCGAGAATTTCCTTCTCATGGCAAATCATATATTTAATTCGTCCCACGTTCAGATTCCGACTCTCCCATTGCATCGGCATGACCTCCCGTCAATATTTACATCCCAACCACATAGCAAAAGCCCCAAAAGCAAGCATCCCAATATAGATAATATCTTGACCGTCAATGTGAATCTGTAACTCAATCATCCTGTTTCCCCTCATCCGCCAGCACCGAGGCCATCATGCACCTCATGCTCGCGTTGATAAGATGGTCTTCGCTACGGTCACCCTTGCGGTACATATTCAGGTGACGGATTGCTCGCGCCGCGTGCTCCTCCGGAGGAATGCTTTTCCATGTCTCGCCCGGATGCTTCACTGCCCCGGCGGTCAGCCCGGAGGCCACCTTGTCCAGCCATGCAGCATCAATGAAACGGTACTCATTTTCTTCCTGATCCTGCGGATATTCCATCAGCATCGCCTCGGTGTCCACTTCAAAATTCATTGATTCAGCCCTCCTGCTTATAAATTCAAGCCATTGTTCCGCGCGAAAACGTGGGATAACTTCCACGTCACCAACAAACACTTCCCGGCTCTTGTCAACGTACCCGTAACAATCAGCAAATTCGCCCCATGTTTCAGGAAACTCCATGCAATCTACCATCGCCAACCTCCCCCAGCTCATACCTCAAACGGTCTATCTCATCCTGCACTTCATGACGGCTCATGTCTTCCGGGCGGCGGTTGAGGTAATGCGCCTCGTCCGTGTCAGCCTTCGCCCGAAGCTCACGCAAATAATCAATCTGTGCCGCCGTCGGTTTCCTTCGCTCCCACATCGCACCCAAAGAACTCCCCCCTCAAAACAGTTCCAAAGAAAGCTGAAACGGTTCATCCGGCCTGCTCTTCATCAGCCGATTTGGGAACCTTCCATAAGGAGCCATGTAATCTTCGTCTACCTCATCAGGAAGAGGAAGAAGTTTCGGCATAGGCAGGGAATGTTCTTTGCAAAGTTCCTCCATCTGCCGCTTGTCGAAAATGCAGTGATTACGAATCAGATTAAGGTTTGTCCCATCCGGCCAAAACGGATCACTACAGCCATATTTATAAATACACTCCCAATAGAGCCGCTCC